AACCGGCCTTGATGACCAAGAGCAGCAGGGCAAAGTCGGGCCACGCCACGCTCAAACCGCGCAAGGTCTTGAGCCAAGATAGCGTCCACCTCGTCCATCGTGAGTGTGCGATCCCAGCCTGCGGGTATCTGTAGACTGCGCCGCTCTTCATACTTCACCGCTGCGTGTGATGGGTCAATAACGTGGCCGACGCCGACAGTCCAGAGCAGCGCCGGGCACCGATAAGGGCGTGTGCGGACGCCCTCATGGTGCTTGACCATCTTGATGGCTGCAGCCGACGCTTTCATTTCTTAAATGCTTGTGTCCCAAACCAAAAGGCAATGATGCTCGAGAGAATCAGCATCTCGTCATCGCTGAATACGTTGTCCATTGCGACCGCAAACGGAATGCCAGTCGTGTAGGCGTACCATACACCGGCCACGTTCAGAGCGACCAACTCCAGCACAAAGATGTACGTCACAACCGGGCGCACGCTTGCGCGAAGGTTAATCATCCACTGACTCGCACCCTTGCCGATTTCGATGTCGTGCTGGTACAGGGCTTGACGCTCTTCGCCAGCGGTCTCGGTCTGGATTTGCTCAAGTTTGATTTCCTCAACCCGCGCCTGTGCAATCAACCCGCGCTCAGCCAGCGCCAACTCGCGCTCCTTTTGCGCTGCGACCAAAGCAAGTTCGTGCTTCTTGTCTTGCTTGTCCTGCATCATCCCGAGGATTTTGGGCAGACCGCCCGCAAGGAATGAAAGAAAGGTGCTAATCATTGTCATCATTTGTTGCGCTCCTCCATCAACTTGACGCGCACCTGAAGGTCGTGGATGTCCTCCATGATGTCATCCTTCATGTCCTGCCTACGGGCTGCGCTAACCGGGCTGTCTGTCGGCACGCCCTCTGATGTAATGAGCGCGGGCATCTTCGACTCAATCGAAAGCAGACGATTATTGAACGATGCAATCTCAGTGAGCAGCCAACCCACTGCGGCCAGCAGTACCGGAAAGAGCATATCGATCACTTTTTGCATATTCACTTGTCGGCCTTTTTATTTATCAGATCCCAGGCGGATTTCATCTTGTCTTCAAGAACCGCCACCCGTAGGTCAAGTTTTGATAAGACAATAATCAGCGTGATGAGTGCAAGAATGACGGGCCACGCTCTAGTAAACATCTCGAATATGTCCATAGTGCCCCCTACTTTTTACTGTTTGCAATCTTCTCTTTGATAGTCAGAGAATGAGAGATGATTGCAAACAATCCGACGATAATGGCCGTAACGCCAGCAATAAAAGTAACGATCTCATTCGCGCTTGAAAACCAACTGGTGCCCGCTGCTGCAATCGAAACGCCTGCGGCAATATCCGCGCCTCTGTTCGTGTTCATCATGGCGGCACTCCCCCTCCACCCAGTCTCGTAATCGTTACCGGCACGTCCGCCGTTGCGGTCAGCGGTGTGCCACCTGTCGAATCTGTAACCGTGCAGCGGTAGATACCCGAGACAAACTCATCTTCGTTAAGCGTGGCGCTGAATGTCGTGGTTGCCGCGCTGGCGCTTGTGATCGTAAAACTGTCGCCAGAGACAAACGTCCAGGCGTAGGTGTACGGGGCCGTTCCACCCGAGGGCGTCACAGTTGTAGATGCCGTTGTCAGCGTTGCGGCTGTGCCGGTCTTGCTCAATGTGCTGGGCGAGGCGCTCGCGGTCATTGCAATGCGCGTGATCTCCACCGACACGACCGCCGTTTTCGTTGCGGCTGCTGCGTCGGTCACGGTGCAAGTAAAGACGGCGCTGTATGTCGAACCGCTCGCAAGGCTTGAGCCGGTAAAGGTGGTCGTGGCAGAGGAAGCAGAGTCCGCCGCAATTGATGTTGAGCCGCTAGTGCGAACCCATGAGTAGGTATAGCCTGGCGTGCCACCCGCAGCCGTGACCGTCACAGAGGCCGTGGTAATCGACGTGCCGGTGTCTGTCTTGCTGACAGACGATGGGGCGACGGTAGCGGTCAGCGAGCCGGGGAGAGAGTCGGCCGCAGCGGCTACGCCATTGGTGGCTGGCTCGGTGGTCGAGGTGTTGCCCGCATCCGTCCGCACGCGCACCCAGTAGTACCGGGTCGTCGTGTCGTTCTGCGGGATAAACACCGACGTTGCCACGCCCGACCAAATGCGCGTGGCAGAGGCAAACGGAGTAACCGAGGTGTATTCGTAAACCTCATAGACCGATCCGGTAGGCAGTACAGCCGGGGCCGTCCACGAAAGGTTGAAGCCGCTTGCCAAGTTCTTGGCCGTGAGGCCAGAGGGCGGGGCTGGGATATAGGTTGATGGCGTCGGGGTGCTAACTGATGTTGGGGTTTCGTAATCGCCCACAACCGGATCGCTCCAATCGCTCGAGTCTTCCTCGCGCACGACCAACTCGACGAACCCAGCCGGGTTGAACTGCCACGATTCGCAGCGGACGTACTTGTTAGTCCAGCCGAGTTCGGCAATCGTGATTTGCCCGACATCGAACGGGCGAATCTTGTAGGCTGACATTCCCGCGCGGATCGTCGCCACTGTGCCATTGCGGCTGCGGCGCGAAAGCAGGATGGCATGACGCTGCGCCTCGTACTCGTTGGTGCAGGCTGCGAAGTCAACATCTAGCCATGCCTGCTCGCCGTCGGCGCTCACGTATGACGTGTTAATAACCGGCTGGAATTCCATCTCCTGCCAGTTCTTGTCGCCGTTTATAAACTTACCGCGCACCGAGTTATATCGCTCGTTATACGCAAACGCCGTCGTCACGCTCAGTCCGTTGTCCACCAAGTCCGACTCATCGAGCGTGAACGATGACGACTGCCACGCGCCAGCAAACATCCGCCACAGACCGCCAGAGTAGTAACACACGCCCGACATTGCGTCGGCTAGTTTGCTGATGTTGTCCTCGAAGCGATCCGTTGCACTCAAGATAACGTTGCACGTATACCGTTTCTGCGTAGCCGGGCCGGGTATGTTTACGAGTTCGTCGCAGATGTCCGCAGCGTCAGCGACCAGCACCCAGTCGATGCGGTCGGTATCCTCGCCAAGCCCGAGCCGTGTAGAAATCAGATAGTCGGCAAGGCAGAGCGCAGGGTTAGACGAATAGGTAAACGTGGACGGATCATCAAGACGCTGCGAGCCAACGCCGCCCGGCTGCGTGGAATCCAGACGCGGGTCATAGACTCGCTTGCCTTCCACGAGCGCGGTCACTTCCGGCTTGCCGGTCTTGTACACCGTCTCATCAAACTGGTACGTCAGCGCGATATAGCCAACCTCGCGGCCACGATGGCCCGAAGTCCACTCTGTGAATTCCGTATTGAGTTTGTAGTCTGCGGTCTGCTCGTTGGTGCCACGATACGCGCGCACCCATGCTTTATTGCTCCACGCGCCGCTTGTAATCTTGCCATCGTTATCCGAGCCAGTGATCGCCGTGATGGTGCCGATGGCCGTGCGATTGAAATAGATTTGCCCAATGCTGTTGAGTTCGTGACCGGACAGCGCAAGGACTTGATGCAGGAATTCGTTATTCGTTCCGGATACCAGCGGCGGTATGACATTCATTCCGGAAATGAGCATTTCGCCATAGATAATGCGGCGACTTTCAACCGTGCCGGAATACTCAACATCCTGTTTTGGCATTGCTGTACGCAGACGTGGCGTCAATGCCTTGCTGATTGCCGTAGTCGCTGCGAGCGTCAAAACTGTTTTGATTACGGTAGCGGCCACTTTGTTGGCGCTGAACCAAAGCGCGACGCCTTTCGCCGCCGTCATAATTGCTGCGCCCATTACCAGACCCCCATAACCGAAGCCTTCGGCAATGTCACCGGGCCATTCTGCCCAAGCGCAGCGACAGCGCGGCCCGTGCAGATGCCGAGCATCTCACGCCCTTCGTTCTCTACCAGCACGACATCGCCGCGCATTGGCCGAGTGCGCCGCATCTCGCCGAGGTACTCGCAGACCGCAGGGCTGATGCCGCCCTGCGATTCGATGTACTCGAGCGCGCTTGCCTCATCGTGATAACGCGCGGCGAGTGCTTCGGCGTGGTGCGTGTCGTGCATCGCATCGTGGACACGCGCGGCAAAGAGGCAGCAGTCATCCACGCCCCACGCAAACGCGCGGCCCTCGTGCGCCTCGATGGTTTCCCACATTTTATCGAGCCAGTCTGCGCGTTTCATTTTTTCGCCGGTTGTCCACCAGTGCCGCGCCCGCTGCCGTCGGTGCCTGGGAATCCGCCGCCATAGGCCGCGTCACGATTGCCCCACTGAGACACAAAGCCGGGAATCGCATAGGTGAGGTCGAAGAACTGATCACCGGGGAAGATCACCTGTTGATCTTCGTCCGTGTACCGCCCGATGCGCGGCTCACGCCGCAGGCGGTACTCACACGTCAATTTGATCTCTGCAACGTTCTTGGCAATGTTGAGCGACATTTGATTCATGCGCCCTTCCCAGACGACTTCCGGAGTGTCTACGAATGTCCTGTCTGTCTCGTTCAAGAATCCCAAGTAAATGACGACCGCGCGATTCTGGTAGTTCTCGGTCATCGTGGTGGACACAAGCGAGGCATCAACACCTGAAAGCGTTAGGGTTATAGCGCGCGCGATAACCTCAATGCTTTCGTCAACAATGTCGATCCCGCCAAACTGCCCGATCCCGTAGAAGGTTTCGGCTGCGGCCTCAAGGGAGATATTCTCGGGCACTTCCGTTTGCAGATTGTCGCCGTCTTCCATGCGGAGCAGCCCGGCAAAGGTGATCTCCCCGACGCCATCGTGGACGCGGACGATGCCGGAGCCGAAATCCAGTTCGGCAAGTACCACCATGCAGACCGATGCTTTTTCGGCCTCTGCGGCATTGTCGCCGCTGACTATTCTGCTCACGCAATGTCCTCGATCAGTGACATCTCAACGTCGCTGATGATGCCGGGGCGGG